ATTACTCCGAACCACTAACTGGTGTTGGAGTTACTGAACCTGTTGACCAAGGTAGGTCTCCCAATCCAACTTCTGTGCTCGCATCATCCACTTCATCAATCTTCTTTTGGATTTGTTCTGAGATGTGTTCCCAATATCCTGTTATTGGATGTGTTACCGAAGATGATACCCATCCAGCTACTAACTCTTCAGTTAAATCTCCGAAAGTCACAAATTCATCAGCTGAACCCGAATCGAAATCGATTGGAGTAGCTCCAACAAACTGCCCTTCAGTACTTGTTGTTGATTCAGTACCAGTACATGTCCATCTAACGTGTAGAACCACATTATCGTAATCACCTACTGTTTTTTTAGTCATTTGGGTTACACCCCAAGAATAAGTTACTGCCATTTTATTTCCTTTTTATATATAAATATATAGGTTGTTTCCCAAACGGAAAACAATCACCTATAAATATAACCAAATTTAGTTAAACACATATATTAAGATATACTTCCAGAAGTTTCTGCAAAACTACTTGATACCTCTGTCCAAATAGTCTGAATGAACGCAGATTCACTAGCAAATAAGTGTTCTTCATTATTTAATTGATAAAGAGTATGAGTGTGGTTTCGATTGATTTCTTCACCATCTTCCATAAATGATACTCTTTTAACAACTTCAATGCTTGGATTTTGTACATTTACATCTAATTTGTTTAAAACTATTTCTTTTTCTATTGCCATCTTTTATTATTTATTTAATAATTGCTTTAACATCTCTTTCATTTCAGAGAGTTCTGATTTTAAATATTCGATTTCTTCTTTTTGAGAATTTACTATTTCTTTTTGTTCGTTAATTGCATTAACTAAAAGAGGTACTACCTTATCATATTGTATTGTCATATAATCATATCCTAATGATTCAGCAAGTGGAGCAGGTTTTACAATTTCAGGAAGAATTGATTTAACATCCTGAGCAGATAAACCTACTTGTAATTCTCTACCTTCATATCCTATTAAGTTAGCCTCTTTATTGTTTCTATAATAGAAACCATTTAACTTACCAACCTTATCAAGAGCATTTTCGATATCACCTTCCTTATCCTTCAATCTCATATCAGAATAGTAAGCGATTACGTTTGATGTTGCTCTTAAATCACCATCAACTCTCCAACCATAAGATTCAGCTCTACCTTTCCGAGAACCATTGTATCTGATTTCATAATATGAGTTTCGGATACTGTAAGTCATCCATTCATTATTTACATCGTTGTAAATACCTTGAGAAGAACCACCATCGTGCATGAATACGATTCTACCAGAGATAGACCACCCTTCCCATCCACTAACACCTCCACCATAAGTAGAAACATTACCATACTGTCCACCTTGTGCACCTACTGCCCAAAGTCCGTATCCATAAGATTGGAAGTAAAGACCGGTAGCACCTTGAGGTCTAAACCAGTCATTCGCATATACCTGTCTTAGTTGTGATGAACCATTTGGATTAGAATAATAACCAGTATCGTTTGAATCATAATAGATACCAGCGTACATCGCTCCACCATTACCATCGTTAACATCTAACATTGGAATAGTTACCCAACCTCTCCATCCACTCCAAGAACTTCTGAATCTCAAGTTGGAAATAGGTCCACCAACCATCTGCCATCCGTAACCACCAGTGTTCGAACTACGATAGTGGAATGCCTGTGCCCCTACCCAGTGTGATGTACCTGAAGGTTGGTTAGGTGGGTTACTCCAAGAATCGATGAAACCAGAACCCCAAGTTGAAACAACATTCATATCCTGTCTACCCCAACCATAGGCACCAGTCCAATAGTTAGTATCACCAGTTTGACGAGGTCTAGCTCTATAATATTCACCACTATTTCTCGTATGACCAGGTAAACCTAAGAACGCCATTGTTCTATTGTTCACACCCTCAAACCGAGAACTATTGGTAGATGCTGGGTTCATATAGTAACCCGTATTGTTTGAATCGTAGAAAATTGGTGCTCTTAACGAATCTCCAGCTTGTAGGTTGTAGTTAACATACACATTATTTCCACCCAATGGGTCAGTAGAGTTGTTAACAGACATTACCTGCGTTGCCATATTGTAATCGTTGTAGAAACGCATACCATTGTAAGATGCGTTTGCTCCAAACTTAATACCCGTATGGAATGCGATTCTTAAATCAGGATATCTATAAGACCAACTACCCGGTTCTCTAAAGATTGCGTATGCTGAACTTCTACCAGATGCAAAATAAATACCATAAGTGTGGTCGGTAGATACATCATATCTATTTCTTAAATCGTTTGAACGGAATTCATTAAATACAGATGTAGACCGAGGGTCAGCATAATATCCAGTATCATTATAATCATAGAAGATTGGTGCTCTATGAGAACCCCTAGCTATACTGTTGTGTCCCGTATCAATCCACCAGCTAGCAGGATAAGACCAACCTACACCAACACCATAGTGAGGATTTTGGTTATTATCATACCAACCAATAGATAATTCATTTGGATTAGTATTTGCGATACCAATGTTCCATTTTCTATATCCACCAGAATTTAAACCACCCATCATAGTAAACACAGCACCATGTGTTGTGTTACCATTTCTCGCATAAGCGTTAAGATATAGGTGTGGGTAGTATGGTGCGTTCATTACAATCTGATATCTATTCGAATCGTTGTAAATCGATGTACTACCATTAGTGTAAGTAACTTCAGGTCCTGTCATTAAGGTTTCTCTACCAGATGTACCAGGAACTCTCAATCTATACATTCTGGATACTCCATCACCATTAAAGTAATATGCAGTGTTGTGGTCATAATAAATTGCTGCTCTTACTTGGTCTCTTGAATATACACCATAAGATGCGGTTTCTAACTGACGTGTACCATTGTACATCAACTCTACTCTGGAGTTTCTATACATTAAGATAGCCCACTCATTTTCATAATCGTTGAATAGACCGGCTGCGTTTGAGTTATCATGCATAAATACCCAACCACCATTGATTGAATATCCAGCCCAACCACTTCTCCGTCTATCAACTCTCATTGTACCATAGTTACCACCTACAGTATCAATACCAATTCTTGCTTCTAATGTACTACCATCCGAATAGAAGTAAGTACCATTATCATTTTGGTGTCTAATTGCCCAACTTCCACCAGCATCTAAGAAACCGATTTCATTTGAGTTAGTTGCGTAAACATATCCTCTAGCTGAGTTACCAGATGTTGTGAATAAGATTTGTGCAGTTGATGATGTTGAATACAATCTCCAACGAGATGATGAATCCGAATACCAATGCATTGCGGTAGCTTGGTTGTATAAACCTTCACCACTATTATCGTTTCTGAACCAGTTTCTTGCGTAGATTTCAGTTGCCCTTAAACCACTACCCAAGTTAGAGAACCCATCTGGGTCTACATAATAACCTGTGTTGTTATAGTGATAATAAATAGGAGACCTCATTTGTGAGTAGTGATACATATAATCAGTACCAACTCTGAAGTATTCAGAACCATTCCGTAATGCTCTATATGAATATGAGTGGGATGATGCTAATCTAACATCAAAACCATAATCATAAGAATATTTGTCAACAATTATTGCCCAATCATTATTTGAACCCTGAATCCAAAGTGTTGCATCAGTACCAGAAACATTATTTCCAGAAGAAACAAGTTCTAATCCATTAAATCTACTTCTACCATTTGGATTCATATAATATCCACTATCATTTAAATCATAGAAGATGTATGAACGAAGATTATCATAGAAATAACCCCAACCATCAACTCTCAAGTTTAGGTTACCAGTATCAGAACTCATTCTGAATTCACCCCCAGTTCCAATGAAATCAATACCAGGTTGAGAATCCCAATGAGTATTGGTTCTCAATCTCATCGTACCACTATGTGCAGGCATTCTGATTTCTGAACCGAAATCTCCGAAGTATGAAGTATTTGTATCGTAGTATCTACCTGCAGCAATATCATTATCCATTGATGGATATGCTATACTATCAGGTGTAAAATCTGAAATGTTAGATGGGCCAGGTGATTTATTTACATATGCCCAACTACGAGATGGGGTAGAATCCGTTAAAGTTACTGCTCTATTGGTTTTAATATGAGCTTGAACTTGTGCGTAATATCTAACATCTACATAAACAGGAACATATCGGATATCACCACTAATAGTTACTGGAGAACCTATTACTACTCTATAATAATCATAACCCCAAGCTCTATTTTCAACTAATCTTGCGGTATATCCATTGTAGTAACCCCAATAAACCATATAGGTTTTCTTAGAACCTCTACCAAAGTAATTTTCATGTAATTCAACTTCAAATGTACCAGTTTCATTCCAATCATTCCAGTCCATTGAAATTCTTGCAATCTCATATCTACGAGCTTGAGTTCCGCTTGCAGACATTGTTGTATTGATTGAAATGTGCGTAAAGTGTCCTAATGTAAAATCATCACCTAAATTAACCGAACCATTTAGAGTTAAGTTATTTTCTACAGTTAAATCATAGAAACGAGATGTTGAACGTGGATTAGCATAATAATTAGTATCATCTTTATCATAGAATACAGATGACCTTACATCAGATGTGTTTATGTAAGTACCATTATTTATAGTGATACCTTTATTTAGATAGAAGTAACTTCTATCAGTATAAATATGTGCCCAACCTGAGTTTGCAGGTCCTAAATGGATGTATCCACTATTAGTTCTAAATTTAACACCCCAATCACTTTCACCACTAAATCTACCTGTGTTTGTAGATGTACCAAATTGTAAAGTGTTAAATATAGATGTTGATGCAGGGTTTGCGTAATATCCACTATTATTACTATCATAGTAAATTGGTGAATATGTAGCTACATGATTGGTAACATTACCACTTGTATCTATCGATAATCTTATATCACCCCAACCACCATTTCTATATCCTCTATTTTGGTGGATACCAAAACTATCAGTAGTTTGATAATAACCAGTAGTCCAAGTTGTAGATGTTAATCCACTTGAATATAAAATAGCAGGTCTATCAGTTCCACTATTACCATCAATTCTAAATTCACCAACAATACCCCAAGAGTGGTTAGCATATGTGCTGGTTACTCTTAATGTGGTATCATTACCCGGAGCAGAACCTGTTTTTCTAATATCCAATACAGGTCCAGCTGAACGATAGATGTTTGAGTATCCAGCAGGGTCAATATATGCACCAGTATCGTTTCTATCATACATTATAGGAACATCAAGTCTTGAATTAATCAGAACTTGCCCATTACCTCTAATTATTTGATTCCACTGTCCACCAACACCACCATCTCTGAATGAAATATCTTCACCACCAGATGTTGCGATGATTAAATGAGCATCGTTGGTTTCAGTTGCTTTGATATGACCTCTCGTATTACCAGATGAAGTTCTTAACTGAATTTCTTGGTCATTGTTCATTATCAGAGTACTTCTGAATAATGCAGTACCATTTACATCTAATGGATATGCAGGTGCATCTCTATCACCAATTTGTACATATCCATTATCACCATCTACTCTAAATGGAGTTGAATATAATGTACCTCTTTCCGAAGAATAAACTGCGATTGCGAATTCAGAACCTTCTGCACCACCAGCACCAGGTCCAATATTGAATTTTCTAGCATATCCAGCATCAAAGTGAATCGATGCATCTTGTGTACCATCATTTTGTCTAATGGTAAGTTGTGGCCATCCACCTTGAATCACCAATGAACCGGCGTTACCATAAAGTAAACCACCAGCAGCTGGTTCTAAGTAGTATGAGGTATTATCTCTATCTCGTAATCGATGAACATCAACTACATTCATTTGAGATGTAGAAGCAAAATCACCATAGAAAGCAGTGTTATCACTATCGTAATAACGAGGTGCGTACATATCTTGAGCATTTCCAGCATACCCACCAATGGATACATTTCTCATCGTTACCGTTACCTTCTTAGAAGATGATGGTTCGGTTGAGTTAGTAATTGATGTTACTAAGTTTCTATCATCACCATTAGCATCTCTAACATGAACAGTAAACGAATTCCAATAAGATACTCTTGGCCACCAAAAAGCAAGAACTCCACCATAATCAAATACTTTCATTGTAGAGAATCCAGCCTTACCAATATGTAAACCAGAATGATTAATAATAGTATTATTGTATAGGTAACCCTGAACCATAAAGTTGAATGGTGGGTCTGAGGAATAGCTCTTACCAGTTGCTTCTAATACAAACGATGCCCCATTTTGAGTATTTGATACGATTGATGTTACAACCAATGTACCAGATGTAAAATCAGAACCAGAATGTCTATATGTTCTTACATAATTTCCTCTAAGTTGTAAATCATTAAATCTTGAGTTAGAGTGAGGGTCAGAATAGTAGTTTGTATCATTATAATCATATACGATTGGTGTTCTCATTTGAGAGAAACCATAAACAATACCATTAGTATCTACTCTAAATCTTTCAGTAGATGATGAACCATTAAATACTCTAAATCTAGCATTATCATAGTAGTTTACATATACATCATTACTACCATAAGCATCAATGTGTAAGTTACCATCTAAATAAATTCTACCAGCACCATTTGATGCATAAATTTCACTAGTAGTTACTCTACCAGTTACAGTAACACCCGTTGTTGATGTTGTTAATCTTTCAACATTTGATGCGTAAAGTTTTACAGTGTGGTCATTTGTTGAACCACTACTATTTTCTACTTTTATTAAATCATATGCTCCAGAAGAACCACCTCTTATATGAATACCTCTTAAAGTATTCCATTTCATTCCATCAAATCCACTACCCGCAGCACCTCTACTACCAGGTCCACCATAATAATCATTCCAAAGAACATGGTTAGCATCAGTACCAGCGTTAAACCAAATGGCAGAATTAGTATAGTTTCTAGCTAATCTTAAACCATTAGTTCTTAATTCTAAGTTTCTTAGAATTGAATCACCATTTCCATTAATTCTGTATGTAGTATCATCATTATCATAGAATATAGGGGCTCTCATATCTGTTGAGTCCGTAAACCCAAAAGAAGTATATGACCTTTCCCAAGATGAGATTAATGCTCTTACTGTACCATTCTCTCTCCTCAACCTCATATCAGGGTAACCATTACTACCTACCCAGAATCCAGATTCGTTATCATTACCTACCGCATTTGTTACAAACTCAAGTGCCCATGTACTACTCCGAACTTCTCTTAATTCAATAGCATTATCATTGATGTTATTCAAATCCATATTGATAACATGACTATTGATTTGTAAATTAGTAGCTAATACAGTGTTACTATTATTTACTTCTAATCGTTCACCACCACCAGTTACAACTCTGAATTGGTTATCGTTATGGAATTGAATGTAAGTATCAGTATCTCCATCGTGGTAAATCCGGTCTCTTAAATAAATGTCCTCAACATCATTAATTACATTTGAACCAAGAGTTAAAGTACCATTTAAGGTCATTCCAGCAAATGTAGGTGAATCTGAAGTTCTTACATTCTGATTCATTGCGTACAACTCATTATCACCCTGTCCAGTGTTTACAGTTGTAAATGTTACTGCATCCGAAGTACGAACATTTTGGTTCATTAAATAAACCTCAGTTGCACCTTGTCCAGTATCTATATCATTTGCATAAATTCTACCATTTACTTGTAATGGTGAATCCGCATACCATCTATCATTTGATTCTTGCCAATAGAACGATTTAGTTGCCGATGAACCTCTTAAAACTTCAATACCAGCATTCTCCGAAGGAGTACCTGATGTAAAGTTTGAATTAAGAGTAATAATATTATCTGCTAACTGAATAGTTTCGGTATTCACAATTGTTTGAGTACCTGTTACATTCAGATTACCTGTTATGTTTAGGGTTGTACCATCAAAAGTAAGATTACTTTCAACAGTTGCGTTTGGTGCTGAACCATTAAGTGTAATTACACCATTATCAGTAGTACCAGTTAGAGAAAGTAATCCACTTGAACCAGCCGAACCTGAGGAACCACTTGAACCTGACGAACCACTACTTCCACTTGAACCAGAAGAACCAGAACTTCCACTACTTCCACTTGTCCCACTACTTCCACTACTTCCAGAAGAACCTGAACTTCCACTTGTTCCAGAAGTTCCACTACTACCAGAACTACCGCTTGAACCACTACTTCCACTGCTCCCACTACTACCAGATGAACCAGGACTACCACTTTCTCCAGAAGTTCCCGATGAACCCGAAGAACCACTACTTCCACTTGAACCGCTTGAACCGGATGTTCCGCTTGTACCTGAACTTCCAGATGAGCCAGATGAACCAGACGAACCAGAACTACCACTTGAGCCACTACTTCCACTTGAACCCGATGAACCATCGGCGCCAGATGTACCTATTGCCCCATCAACACCTGAAGTACCAGATGAACCCGAACTTCCACTGCTTCCAGAAGAACCAGATGAACCCGAACTTCCACTACTTCCGCTGGTTCCACTTGAACCCGATGAACCCGAACTTCCACTACTTCCAGAAGAACCAGAAGTACCCGGTGTACCACCCTCACCACTAGCACCATCTCTACCAGAAGTACCAGATGAGCCAGATGAACCACTACTCCCAGATGAGCCAGATGAACCATCTACACCACTAGAACCAGAAGAACCAGAACTACCACTTGAACCACTACTCCCAGATGAACCAGATGAACCACCAACACCATCTATACCATCAATACCAGATGAACCACTTGAACCAGATGAACCTGAACTTCCACTACTTCCACTTGAACCATCTATTCCACTTGAACCCGATGAACCGCTTGTACCATCTTCACCAGGATCACCCTGTTGACCATCTAAACCAGAAGAACCCGATGAACCAGAACTTCCAGATGTACCAGATGAACCAGATGAACCCGATGAACCTCCACTACCAGAAGAACCTCCACTACCAGAAGAACCCCCACTACCAGATGTACCAGAAGAACCTGAAGAACCACTTGAGCCACTTGAGCCACTGCTTCCACTACTTCCACTTGAACCAGAAGAACCTCCACTACCAGATGAACCGGATGAACCAGAAGAACCTGATGAGCCAGAAGAACCACCAGTACCATCAGTACCAGAAGAACCAGAACTTCCAGATGAACCACTGCTTCCGCTTGAACCAGATGAACCTGATGTACCATCTACACCAGAACTACCACTACTTCCACTTGAACCAGAACTACCACTTGTACCTGATGTACCAGCAGTACCAGCTGCTGGTTCCCATCCAGTAGATGTGTATCTATAAATGTTGGTATCACTATCGTTATAATACAATTGCCCTATTTGTCCACCAGAAGGAGCTGAACTAAATACTGGAATTACAATAGAATCTTTTAAAAGAACTGAACCTGTAAATTGATGTGTATCTGAAGATTCATCACCAAATACATTCGAACCAGATGCGTAAATTACTGATGATGAAATAAATGTTGTTATTAATTCAGTTGATGTTATTGTTCCACCTACTGATAAATCGTTTCCGATTGTTAAATCGTTATCTACTTGTGCATTATTTTTAAAAATACCACTACCAGTTACAATTAAAAATTTATCAATTGTAGTACCTGTGTTTATTCTTAAACCTTGATTTTCAGAAATTACAGCTTCTGCTGAACCTGATTTTAATCTATCGATATCACCTAATGCTTCAGCAGGTACATTAAACAATCCCCTACCATCACCACTAATAAATCCACCTGAGATTTCACCAGTTGCTATTATATCACCTTCAAATGATGCTGATGTATTAACTACAAATCCATCGGCTTCTGAAATAGAAGCAGTTACATTACCATCAAATATTTTGTTTTGTGCATCTTGAGTAAGAGCTTCAGGTGGAATATTAAATAATTCCGAACCATCACCCACATAAGAACCACTAATATTAGATGCAGTTATGTTATTCTCTACATATAAAGACGTATTTATATCAACCGAAGAGGTTGATATATTAACTTGTTCTACACCTTGTACATCAATCGAAAGTAAACTTTGACTGACCTGATTAATTCCGTTTGGGTTCTTTCCTCCGTATTCCATTAACCTCTATTTATGATATCTCCAATACCGATATAACAGCATCTGCTGAATTATCAACATTTGATGTTAGTGTTATTGAATCATTTGCTTCTAAAACTACTTTTTGGTCACCACCCACCAAAACAGCGGATGAACCCTGTGGTATAACTGCTCCTTTTACTAAGTATTTAGTAACTCCAGCTGAGTTATCAGTTATTTGTACGTCTACATAAATATTTTGAGATACAATATTAGCCACATTTACACCAATTACTGTTGTAGATGTTGCGGCTGGTGTTGTATAAACATTTAAACCACTAGTTCCAGCGGGCCCTTTAATACTATTTTTAAATGTGTTTGCCATATTCCTATCCTAATGCTATTGAGAATGCTAAAGCAGTATCGACTACATCGACACCATCTACTGTAAATGAGTTTCCTTCAGTTACATTTACCGAACCACTAATTTCAACCGAACCACTATTAGTTATATTAACCTCACTACCAGTAATTGATGTTCCTAATGTTACAGTTTCTCTAACTGTTAAATTAGTAAACTCAGCTACCTCAACAGTGATATCACCAATAAATGAACCACTAAACGAACCAGTATATGAACCAGTGAACGAACCACTTAATTCAGCATATGCCGAAGGGGCTTGTGTAATCGAACCTGAAAAACTGGGTTGGTCTATTCTCATTTGATAATTACCTTTTCTTTGATATAAATATTAAATAAATATCTTTTAACTTCTAAGAAGGTATTGTGGGCCATACAATATTATATGGGTCTGATTGAGTTGTTACATCTCTAAGAGATTGTCTGTAAGTTTGCCAATCTGTTAAAGATGAACCTGTTATTGGTGAATCTTGGAATTGTGTCCAATCTGATTCATTTAATAAAGTATTTCTTTTGGTTCTTACCTCTGCCCATTTAATTTCTTTTCTTTTGTTTATTGTATCATTATCCGCATCGGTTATTTGATATGTTTGTACATAAATTGAACCAGATAATGTAGGTGTTATTTCTACCACATCCTTACTATCATCATCATCATATCCACTATCTTTTAATTCAACTTTATACACACCAAATTCTTCCAATAAACTGTCTGGAATACTTGTTGGAAAACTTGTATTAGGATTTTCAGTTTTTAAATCATAAACTGAATATGGATATGTTATAGTTGAACCTGAAACTTTTAGATACATAATATTTTATTTAAATGTTGCTGGAATTGATGCGAAATTAGTTAAACCATTACAAAATGCAAAACAATCAGTACCAATTGGAGATGAAGTTCTTTCCCAAATCTCATCACCACTCGGTGTATCAGTTGGAGTAGTTCCACCCAATGAGTTAGCTGTTGTTGCCATATTAAATGCGTTGGCAAATGTTGTAACTTGTTGATTGTTACTAAAAAAGTTTGCTGGAATTGCCGTAAGTGCTCTACAGTTTCTAAATACCGATTCAAAGTTAACAACTCTTTGATTATTATCAAATAATCCCGATGGAATTGATGTTAAACTCAAACATGCGTTAAAGGTACCTGAAAATGAAGTTACTAATGTATTGTTATCAAATAATCCTGATGGAATTGATGAGATTCCGATGAATACAAATGTGTTAACAAAAGATGTAACATTTGATGCATAATCAAATATACCCGATGGAATTACAGTGATTCCAGTTTGCCTAAATGTAGAGTTAAATCTAAGTACAGTATTTAATCCTTCATGTAATGTTGCATTGTTTGAACCATCTACTGGAAGTGATGTTAAATAAGTACAACCATAAAAATCTATTTGTTCAAATTCAACTTGCCCCCAATCATCAACTGAACGATATAAATTTTTATAAGATGTATTGTTATTTACATTAAAGCCAGGACAATATCCATTAATTATGATTTGATATGTACCCGCTGTAGAATAAGTATGAAATCTATCAGATGATGTTGCTGATGTAATTGTAGTTGTACCACTACCATCACCCCAATTCACTGTAATATTTGGTGTTTTTCCACCAGGTGAAGTTAGAGGTAACTCATATTGAGTGTTTGATGCTCCAGTTTGTATTGTAAATTTAAAAGGTCTCACTTGTCCTGCTTCTATTGAAATTAAACGTCTTGCTATACTCATAACTATTCATTAACTTACATTATTCGCACTTAGGAATCCATAATATGTACTTCCTCCGTCATAAGTATAGAATACTAAAATATCTTTTCCACTTGCGGTTAGTGTTGGTGCTGCTCCATTTGCCCATTCAATTGTACCAGGCCAGTTAACTGTTGCAGTTCCACCACTACCATCTTCCAACACCAATGTAAATCCGATTGCTCTTGGACCTGTTGGTGCGTTTGAAAGAGTAATTGTTATTGTTGCGGTTCTATTAATTCTAAAATTGTTACCATTTGATAAATCAATATTTGTTGTACCTAATGAATTACCTATGTTCACATAGTTTTCGTGATATCTCGTAGAGAATGTTGCATCACTTACATCTAAATCACCAGTTATATCTAATAAGTTTCCATCGAAAGTTAAGTTGGTTTCTGCAGTACCAGTTCCATCACCATCGGCTGTTATAACCCTATCAGCAACATCATTTGTTAGATTTAAGAATCCACTTGAACCAGATGTACCAGAAGAACCACTACTACCACCCGAACCAGTTTGACCCGAAGTACCAGAAGAACCTGAAGTACCACTACTACCAGATGAACCAAATAGTGTACCATCTAAACCTGATGTACCAGAACTACCTGATGAACCATTTGAACCACCAACACCAGAAGTACCAGAAGAACCTGATGTGCCAGAACTACCAGATGAACCAAATAAAGTACCATCCAAACCAGAAGTACCAGAAGTTCCTGCTGTTCCCGATGAACCACCACTACCAGAAGTACCATCAGTTCCCGTTGAACCTGATGTTCCACTTTCACCAGAAGTACCACTACTTCCAAATAAAGTACCATCTAAACCTGATGTACCACTTATACCAGAAGTACCAGCTGAACCAGAGGTTCCAGATGAACCCGCTGTACCACTCTCACCAGATGTACCACTACTTCCAAATAAAGTTCCATCTAAACCACTTGTACCAGAAGTTCCAGAAGTACCTGCTGAGCCAGATGAACCACCAGTACCCGTAGTTCCATTTGTACCAGAACTACCAGATGAACCTGAACTTCCGAAGAAAGTACCATCTAAACCAGAAGTACCAGATGTACCTCCAGTACCCGTTGTACCAGAACTACCAGCAGTACCTGTTGTACCCGCTGTACCAGTAGAACCCGCGGTACCTGTTGTTCCTGAAGTACCACTACTTCCAAAGAACGTACCATCAGCTCCCGATGAACCGCTTGTACCAGAAGTACCAGCCGTACCAGATGAACCTGATGTTCCATCAGTACCTATACCAGATGTACCACTTGTTCCAGAAGTACCACTACTACCAAAATATGTTCCATCCTGTCCAGAAGTACCCGAAGTTCCTGATGAACCACTCTGACCTGAAGTACCAGATGTACCAGCACCACTTGTACCAGAAGAACCAGAACTACCGAAGAATGTTCCATCTACACCAGATGTACCCGTTGTACCAGAAGTACCAGATGTTCCTGAAGAACCACCAGTACCAGAAGTACCTGCTCCACTTGTTCCAGAAGAGCCCGAAGAACCACTACTACCAAAGAATGTACCATCTATACCAGAAGTACCCGAAGTACCATGTGAACCTAATCCACTTGTACCAGCTGAACCTGAAGTTCCACTCGTACCACTACTACCGGAAGAACCAAAGAATGTACCATCGACTCCACTCGTTCCAGATGTACCAGCTGAACCTGAAGTTCCTCTTCCTCCACTTGTACCACTTGTTCCAGAAGAACCATCAGTACCACTTACACCAGATGTTCCACCACTACCACTTGTACCAGAAGAACCAGAACTACCGAAGAATGTACCATCTACACCAGAAGTACCACTTGTTCCGCTTGTACCTGATGAACCCGATGAACCAGAAGCTCCATCTACACCAGCCGTACCAGAAGTACCACTACTACCAAAATATGTTCCATCCTGTCCACTTGTTCCAGAAGTACCCGAACTACCAGATGTTCCCGAAGTACCAGTTGTACCAGAAGTACCAGTTGTACCAGAAGTTCCTGATGTACCACTACTTCCTATTGCCGATGTACCAGATGAACCTGAGGTTCCAGAAGTTCCTGATGTTCCAGTTGAACCAGATGTTCCTGATGTACCACTACTTCCCTCTGCTGATGTACCGGATGAACCAGATGTACCACTTGTTCCACTACTTCCCGAAGTACCGCTTGTACCGCTTGTACCAGCAGTACCACTACTCCCTTCAGCTGATGTACCAGAAGTACCTGCTGAACCTGAAGTTCCTCTTTCTCCACTTGTACCAGAACTTCCGCTTGTTCCACTCGTACCACTACTACCCTCTGCTGATGTACCCGATGAACCCGAAGTTCCCGATGTACCAGCCGAACCAGAAGTACCAGATGAACCTGAGGTTCCAGAAGTTCCAGATGTTCCTTCTGAACCAGTTGTACCTGATGTGCCAGAAGTACCAGCTGAACCAGATGTTCCTGATGTTCCAGCTGAACCAGAAGTTCCGCTTGTTCCAGATGTACCTGAAGTACCTTCTGAACCAGTTGTACCTGATGTACCAGATGTTCCCGAAGTACCTGCCGTACCACCACTACCAGATGTACCGCTTGTTCCAGATGTTCCAGATGTTCCTGATGTTCCCGATGTTCCTTCTGAACCAGTTGTACCCGAAGTACCAGATGTTCCTGCCGAACCTGATGTACCATTTGTACCAGAGGTTCCAGATGTACCAGCTGAACCACTACTTCCTCTCTCACCACTTGTACCGCTTGTTCCAGATGTTCCAGAAGTACCATTTGTACCTGTTGAACCAGAAGTACCAGATGAACCGGATGTACCAGCCGAACCTGAAGAACCTTGTTGGCCACTTGTTCCAGAAGAACCACTACTTCCACTACTTCCACTTGAACCAGAAGAACCAGAACTTCCACTACTTCCACTTGTCCCACTTGTTCCAGAAGAACCACTACTTCCGCTTGAACCAGAAGAGCCACTACTTCCACTTGAACCAGAAGAACCTGAAGTTCCTCCACTACCAGATGTACCCGATGAACCACTACTTCCGCTTGAACCAGAAGAACCCGATGAACCACTACTTCCAGATGAACCAGATGAACCTGATGAACCACTTTCACCACTTGTACCAGAAGTACCCGATGTACCTTGTTTATTAACAATTGTAATAGTTCCAATCATTGAGCTATGAACTGCACATTGGTAAACTATACTATTTGGTGCATCAAATGGTACTCTATATTCTATCGCAGGTAATCCAGCATTACCACTTGTTGGGTCATTGTTTGTTGTACCCGGCACTATTGATGTAACACCACTTGATAATCTTAATGCGAATGGATGGTCTGTACTTATATCTGAAACATTAAAGTAATAAAGTTCTCCTCTAACAACAGTTATTGTTGGGAAGTCTCCATCATATCCATCAATTTGATATATTTGTCCACCAGGAGTTTCTATTACAAACTCAGTACCCCCTTCTCTACCAGCAGTACCAGTTGTACCACTTGTACCAGAAGAACCAGATGAACCAGATGAACCAGAAGTACCCGAAGTACCACTTGTTCCCGATGTTCCACTACTACCACTACTACCACTTGAACCAGATGTACCAGATGTTCCCGAACTTCCACTACTTCCACTACTACCACTACTACCGCTTGAACCAGATGTACCGCTTGAACCTGAACTTCCAGATGAACCACTACTTCCAGATGAACCCGATGTTCCAGATGTACCACTTGTACCAGAAGTACCAGCTGAACCAGATGTTCCGCTTGTACCAGAAGTTCCACTTGTTCCACTTGAACCAGATGAACCACTCGTTCCAGTAGTACCTGAAGTTCCAGATGTACCACCACTACCAGATGTACCAGAAGTACCAGCCGAACCAGATGAGCCGGATGAACCAGAAGTACCACTACTTCCAGATGAACCAGAAGTACCACCAGTACCAGATGTACCACTTACCGCAGTTACATCTCTTTTGAAAATCTTTCCACTTGATTCTTCAATAACAAGAACTGTATCTGAACTACCAGTTACTAAACCTTCTAAGAATGCACTTCCAGTTACTCTAAGAGAACCACTTACTTCAAACACACCAACAAATGAACCAGTACCATTATTTGGTAAAAAGTTTTCACCAATAAAATCACCAGCATTTAAAGCGAATGAAGCAGTTGCTGCATACGATGCTGAAAGTACAGTCATTGAAGATGTTTGGTCATTTCTCACATAATCTTCCGCAGATACAGCGTTTATAGCGTAAGATGCTGAAAGTGCATATGATGCGGATAATACCGTCATCGAAGCCGTTTGGTCAGTTCTTACAAAATTCGATGTATCTAAATCACCAGCATTGATTGCAAATGAAGCAGTTTCAGCATAAGATGCTGAAAGAACTGTCATAGATGCGGTTTGACTATTTTGTATATAATTTTCTAAGTTTCCAATCTCAGCAAGAGATGCTGAATCAAAACCTAATAAGTTTGATGCGGTATCAGCATTTTGTGCAAATACAGCGTATGATGCTGATAGAACTGTACCTACTACATCATCGCCTTGTATGAATCCGGCTAATCTACCACCCGTACCAATTACTGCTTGTCCACTTGTCAATCCACTAAAGGTTACCCTAACCGATGAACTATCGATTGATTCGATTGCTTGTGGAATAATCTGTCCATTTGAACCAGTTTCATAAATTTGTACAACTGGATAATCGATAGCAAAATTGTGTTGGAATGTTACCTCAGTTACATTTGAAAATGGGAATGTTGCCGTATCACCAAATTGTGTTACAGGTCTAAATTTGTTTGCATCCGCATCAAATACTAAGATATCCAAATCATCAGGTACATCAATACCAGTATTTTCGCCCTGATATGGCCCTACGAATGATGAAGTAATTCTTGGTGTGAATACTTCAGTTCTTGCAAATATCTTAGATGCACTAATATCATTTTGAAAATCAACATCCCCAAAGAATGTTGAACCACTATCTACTGAGGTTACTACAAATCCATCATCGGGAGTTGTAGATGCAGTTACCGAACCACTAAGGATTCTACTTTGGTCTAATCCAACAATAGAATCAGCTGGAATATTAAATAATCCTTCACCGCTACCACTAAAGAATCCACTTCCAGATGGTATAGTTACATTACCAATAAAAGTAGAACCACTTGTTGGAGAATATACTCTAAACCCTTCTATATTATCAACCGATGCACTAACAGCACCACTAATGATAAGATTTAATTCTAAATCTTCTAATGCTTCCGCTGGAATATTAAATAATCCCCCACCATCACCAGTAAATAATGTACCACTAATTGGTCTATTTACAATTAAACCAGTAGTAGGGTCTATTCTTGCCTCAGCTCCACCA